TATATAAGAGTAGATATTACTATTCTTATGCCTGAAGAAGTAAAAGAAGAAGTTGTAGAGGAAACGAAAGGTCCTCTACAAAAGTTAAAAGAAAAGATTCTTCCTGATGAAGATGAGCAAGCTGCCATCGTTAGTACATTTGTACGACTAGGAGTTCTTGTGTGGTCCGGAGGAATATTGACTCTTAATTATGTGTCGATTCCGGGTGTACCGCAACAAAAAATAGATCCAACTTTCATAGCTTCAGTTTTCACAGGAGTTTTAGCTAGCTTCGGAATTCAGACCGCATCTAAGAAAGGTGATGGGACTATGAAGATGAATGGTAATGGTAATGGTAATGGAGCAAATGGTGGACCTCCTCCAGTTACTGCAAAAGATATTGAAGCAATCATGGCAAAATCATCTGGTGGTCCTGTTCAAACTATTAGAGTTGAGCAAGCACCTCTTAAGATTACTACAGATACAAAGCCCGAAAAACCTTATACATTATAAAATCGATTCATTGTTATGACTATTTGGCAAAATTATATAAGCACCTATAGGTCAATGCTGCCCTGTAAGATTGAAAACTTATGGGCATCATGGCAAGCAAAGGGAACATCTCTGAATGCGATAGATCATTCACATCAATATCTACTTAAGTCAAGACAAGTAGATATTTCTGATGGTAAGAATGTTGACATCTTTAATTGTATAGCATACCCAAAGACAGGTTGTAATCTTCCTTGTTTTGGTATGGATTTGATGAAGTTTTCACCAAAGAAGATTATTATAGTATTTGATTTTCAACACCCAGTAGAGAATTATTTGTTTGAGGTTCCAGGATTGCCAATAGGAAGAGGTGATTATCGATTCTTTGAACCAGGTAATCATTTCTCAAAGAACATTTACATACAATATTGTAATGAATATGAGGTTGATGCTCACTTACCAATGTTTGAGAAGTATCTTCAATGTTATGTTGACATGTTAGATGCCACTAAACCAACTGGTGAGGATACAACTTTCTATAAGGACTTTGATACTTACATGACAAAACTTGACCCAGTATCAGGATTTCTTGCTGGTAAGTTTGGTAAAGAAAAAGCAGAAAGTTTAGTCAATGATTTCTTATTCTCATATAAATAAAGTGATTTTATAATTATGAATTATGATTACTCATAGTAAGAAATTAGTTGTCAACGGGAATAAGATTACTACACTAGAAGACTATGCTTTAGTTAACAAAAGATCGAGAGCAGGTTCTAATGGCAAATTAATAATGTGTCCTCATTGTGGAAGTAAGCAATCAATAAATAATTTTTCATGGTCAACTTTAGAATGTTCACATTGTCAATCTAAAGTTAGTAAGTATGATTGGATGGTTGACCAAACCGATACATGGAGGACTCCTAAGTAATGTGGAATCTTAATTTAAAAGAAGCCTTTACCAAAGTTAAGGATTGGGATAAGGCAATGGCAAAGAAAATACAGGAAAAATTTAAGTTAACAGATTATCAGATGCTGTGTCTTGCATTTGGTAAAGGGTTTATTATAGGTGCAATACTTTTATGATTGACACATCACCCAGTTCGATTAGAGTATTTTTTATAATTACTTTATCAATTGTGTGGTTGGTTATTTTCAATATGCCAACAGAGGACTAATGGAATTAACAGAAGAAAACGTACTCAAAGTGTTAGAGGAACTTATTCCTTATATTGAAGCTGATGGTGGATCTCTTCAACTTTATGATATAGAATACGAAACTGGATATGTCCAAGTAAAATTGGGTGGTGCATGTGAGTCATGTGCCATGAGTACCATGACATTGAAGCAAGGTATAGAAAAGAAATTGATGAGTGAGATACCTGATGTGGTAGCAGTTATTCAGGTTCTCTAACATAGTCAGGAAGTCCACACTGAACTAGGCAGAATTACTCAATCCGTGCTATAAATATTTGATAGTATGGGATTGAAAGAATCATGCCCCTAACGCAACAAAGACATTACACAGTCGGTTATCACGATAATCAACATCATCATTTTGAAATCTGCGAGTACGCTACAGATTCATATGAAGCAATACAACACTCTAAAGAGGATGTTCCTGCATTAAAGGAGCATCCTTCTTTTATTGACTATTGCGTAACAGAAGAAGTACAAAAGATTTCTGATTTTATGTCCTCTGGCATTCCAATGGGACACTAAATATGAATAACAACAATTTAAAACATGAAATTATGTGGTGGATGAGTAGACTTACAATAATGTTAACATCATTATTTCTTTCCTTTTCATTAGCATCAACAGCATATGCTGCTGATATACAGATGGGTTATGAGGGTAATTTAGTTTTTGAACCAAATGAGGTTACAGTTAATGCAGGTGAGAAAGTTACCTTTATTAATAACGCATTACCCCCTCACAACATCATCGTAGATGGTAGAGCAGATCTATCAAGAGAATCATTGATGTTTTCTCCTGGTGAAACACAAGAGATTGTGTTTGCTGATACTGGAGACTTTAACTTTAAGTGTGCTCCTCATGAGGGTGCTGGAATGAAAGGTGTTATTCACGTTAAATAATACTAATAACAATCATTAATATATGTTATCAACACAATATCGTTTGAGACTAGAAGCAATTTGTAAAGACATTGCTTCTGGATCAGAAGTTAGTCTAGAAGATATGATCTGGGCTGATAAACTAGCAAAAGCAAATACTGCTGCTAGAGGTATGTTAAATACTGCAAGAAGAATGAGTACTGATCCTACTGATTCTTTTCTTAATGAGTTGAATATAGGAGACCCCGATCCAACTCATCATCGTAGGGGTTTCGGAGATCCACAAGATGTGGTAGACTGGTTCCATCAAGAAAGGTCTGATGATTGGAGGCAAAGAGATTAATGATTTTTTGGATTGGATTTTTCGTTATGTTTTTTAATGAAGGATTTGTTATGATGAGGCACGTATCACCGTGGTTCGCAAGACAAAGGGATAAGTTTATTGATAATTATGGTGCTAATGTGTGGTATAGATTCCACGGTACATTAGATTATGTCTGGATGATATTTGTAGGTCTTGGATTGATATTCGATCCTAATAGATTATTTCATATAGCAGTATTAGCAACCTTTTGGGGTGGTTCTTTTGCAATATTCTATGCCCCAAGGTGGATAAAAAAATGGATACAAGAGGGTTAAATGTCTCATCCTAATGGATACACTAGAGAGATGCTTAAGGAGATCTTAGGAACTTCTTGGCCTACTATGCCTGAAGATCATGAGACTGGTAATCAGATGAGAAGAAGAAAGGGTAGGGAGATGAGAGAAGGTAAAAGACCTTATCCTACATATCCTGCAAAGAAAGTTGGTCCTCAATTTGATGAGAATGGAAAATATATTTACCCACCAGGTTCTGGATTTAATTATATGGATAAACTAGATCCTAATTCTCAATGGAAGGTTAAAGTATCGTGAGTGAAGTAGTATGGTCAATTAATATTATGCTTGCCATCCTTCTTATTGGTGTGGGGATTGCCATTTACTACATATTCATGTATGATACATGGTATCCAAATGACGGAACAGAGCATGGACACCAAGATAGCAGTCTTGGAAGCGAAGGTGGAACACATGATGGCTCATACGAAGGAACTCACTCTTAGAGTTCGTGCTAATGAAAAGGTTATTGCTTCAGTTAGTCTTTTAGGAGTTATAGCATGTACCTTTATTGGTGCAGGATATTTTTCACCAAAGGTAGAAGCACATATGGGACATTCATTTCCTACAGGTGAATGGATACAGAAGGCTAGAGAACATGAAGCAAGAAAGGAACGTATTTCGATAGATGATATGATAAATAACTCACTAGAACAAATGGAGTGGGAAGATTATGGGAGCAATGGTTCCACCGAGTCAGAAGAGTTGTTACAACTTTCGGGTAACGGAGATTAATAAAGTTTTAGATGGTGATACTATAGATGTTACAATTGATTTAGGTTTTGATCTTTATAAGAAAGAACGTGTTAGAATAG